GACCCTCAACTGGGGGGGGGAGTTGCACCCCGAGCTACCCGTGTGTAAAACGGGCGGTGGCTAACTGGCCTACCTAAAGCATGTGATTATTAGCTTCACCAAGCTGTAAACGAATTTTATAGAAAAGAAACGAGAAAAACTACATACGACGCGGCACGCGCTGTGCTTTGGGCTTCTTAGAAGCCACACGGACAAGCGCGGTCGGAGTCGGTGGTTGAGGCGCAGGCATAGGCAATGGGACCTTATCACGGAAATCCCATGAAATCGGTCCTAAATTGCCAGACTTGAGCCAATCAAAATCCCAAAATCCTTCGCGATAGGCGGATCCGCGAGCGCGAGTGGCCATTGAAACCAAACGATTGCGGGCGGAAAGGGCCTCACGGGTGGTAGACGAGCCACCTTTGGAAGAAGTAGAAATTGATAAATCGCCAGGCGCTTGAATCATGGAAGGACGAGCCTCCGCAAGAATAGCAGCAGTGGCGAAAATGCTGTCCATGGCGTTAGAGTTAGGTAACTGCACCAAAGCCTCAATGCCGCCAGGGGCAGACTTATTAGGAATATACTCTGTCACATTGCAATAATCGACCTCGAGAACAACGCCGTCGACGGCACCAAAATAACCCATAAACAAATAAGTCGTGGCGTCGGCGTTCGCACTGTCCCCGGCCAAACCCACCAGACCTGGACCCTGAGTAATATCAGAATTGGTCCAATAAGGAATAATGGACCGGGACTGGTCGACAACGTCGTTGGCACGAGGAAAGAAACGGGCGCCATTGGTCGTGCCTCCCACAAGTTCAACGGCGTTAAAAACGCCAGGGGGAGGCAAGAAATTGCTGGTCATAGAAAACTTCTGCTGACCATCAGGAGTGTAAAACAGAGTCTTGGATCCGGCCTCACGAACAGCATCAGCTGAAACGTGCGAGGCACGGCCGTGTACTTCCATATTGACGAAATCCTGTTCAGTAAGTGGCATATCGGTGTTGTCGCAACGGACCTGAGCGAAGTAAATCTTGCCCGGGGTCATGAACTGCCCGGAAGGCAGCCCAACGATGCGAACGCGGATAGCCATGGCCAAAGTGCGATAAGCGGACATAAACGGTGTAGAAGAAGTCATTGTTGAGCCGAAATCGTCGTGCCAAGGGATACTATCAGGCGCAGCGATCTTGGTGTAAGGGTCTGAATAAAGACCTAAACCCCATTGAATGGCCTGGGCTCCTTCACCAAGAATGTTTCCGGGAGCATACGTGTAAACGTTCGAAATGAGCTGAGGAGCCAAAGGAACGGAAACAGAAACGATGGTTGAAAGCTCCAAAGGAATGTTTGTTGGCGAATAAAAAGACAACCTGTTACTCATGCCAAACAAAAAGTTTGGACCCACGGTCGTACAATTCGCCAAAGAGTAAGTACGATTAGCAACAAAACGAGCTAAAGAAGTGGGTATAACTACATGGTCTGGGAGTCGAACGGGACTCGAAGACCAAGGGTTGAGCAAAATGTCCAAATAACGACTAACGGCGGGATCGGCGGCTTGTGTATCCCGGCGAGGCAAATCACTGGGAGCCGGGGACATGCCCACCAAGCCACCTTCGCGAGAAGGCTGGGTGTTAATGGCAGACTTTAGATAGTCGTTACTGGAATGGCGGGACGAGTGGCGAACCCCGTGTTCGACCACGGCGGAGCACTCCAAAGGAGGCTCGACGCCGTCAATCAAAAAGGGATAAAATGCATTAAAGCGGCGACCCTTGAAAACGAGGGTGCCGGCATGCAAGCCAACTACGCCGGAATCGGAAAACACCAAGCTGCCACAATCACCTGGCGATGAGTCGCAGTCATAAAGACCAACGACATCGCGGGTGCGACGTCCACCGGTAACGGCGAGTGTTGGGCAACGGACGAATCCGAATGATGAACCCACGGAGATTTTAGTCTCTTTACCGGAAATCACCAAAGCCAACGGTTGGCCATAAGTGGGGTGATTTTCGGCAAAAGCTGGGCTGGGAGGTTCGGCAGACCAGCAATAAAGTTGGTGTTCCGGGTCCCAGCGAAGCTGACGGGGGTCCAATGAAGGGTGAAGCTTTGCCGCTGAACTCTGAGGAGTAAGAGTACAATCAGCGGCAAGCCAACGACGGCCCGCTGCAGCTGATGATTGCGTGCGAGCGGGGGCCGAGACTCCGCAAACGGAAATAGCGGCGGGCACTAACGAAGGTCCGTGATCGGACAATAGTGCTTCGCAACCAATTCGGTTGGCGGAGGGAGCATCGACGGGAATGTCACCGCAGATGCTAGAGTTACTCAAGATTTGTTTAACCAGCTTAGAATAAGAGTAATCGCTGGATTGTTTCGGGGGGTTTTCTGGAGGCGGTAAACCATATAGGCAGGGCGCTACCCAAGCGGCCCAGTTTATTAGTGTTGTGAGTCCGTATCTTGTCGGGACGTCAAGGTGAGGCGATAGCCAGTAATACCTAAATGCACAAACCAATGTCACTAAAAACACTGGTCTGACCAGCGGAGCTGGGAAAGATGAAAACGCAAGTAACATAAACTACTTGCGTGAGTTTGCGAATGAGTCGACGGAATCAATAGGTGTGGAAACAACCTTTTTCTTACGCCGGCTCCTGCGCGTCTTTTTGTTGCCATTTTTGGGCTGCAGAACTTGAATTGGTGTATAACTGTCAATGAGAGCGTCGACACACTTCTCACCGGCATGACCACGTTCACCACAATATGAGCAAGTAGGACATAATGACGTCGCGTGATAACGCGAGTCGCAGACGTGGCAACGTGGAGGCTCAGCTTCGTCATTGCCAATGACGGAGCTGTCGACCAAACCACAATCGTCGAAAGACGATTCCTTCGTTATAAAGGTAACATTATCCGGCAGGACGTCGGAAGTGGGTGATTTGGAAGAAACGTCGCGGAAGGCAGAATACTCATCCAAGACGTTGTCCTCTAAGGCAGTCTCATAAGCGTCAACCTGGCGCCTAGATATTTTAACAATAGGCTTAATAGGAAGTTTACCAACGGGCATACCGTCGACAACTAAACCAGGGGGCAGACAAGACTGATTAATAGTTATGGGGTCATAAACTGTACCATAAACGGCATCTAACTCTTGAAATTGTAAATCTAAAGATAAGAGAGATTCAGCTGGGACACTCATGTCCAAAGCAATGGCCGTGAAAAGTTGTTCGGGTGTATAATCGTCGTTGCGATAAATGTCACCGTTAATTAACTGTAGGTACTTCCACGGATCGTGATACGTGGGGTTTAAACCGGATACAGGGTGAGCTTTCAACACGGCCTTGCAATAAGATGACAAGAGCGGTGTATCAGGATCATTAACCAGGCGACCATAAGCGGTCTGAGCCATGGCTTCATGAATGTCCTGGCCTGATTTAACGTCAATCAGGTGAAAGCGACGCAAAAAGCGAGGTATGTCGGCAATACAACCGACGGCGGACCAAGGATCAGGGTAAAACCTACCGAGAAAACGCGTTGGTCCGCGTCTATACAATCTCGCCTCCAACTTTAAGCCGAATCTGGACGCCGTCGAAACAAAATCGGCGCCATGAGTGCGGCCAAGGCTATCATCACCTAAGAAGAGCCAACCCTTAAGATAAGAGTGGGACTGCTCCTTAGAAAAGCGATCGTTGGTGCGGAAAGAGGCATAAGTAATGAACGCGTTCCATAGAGTGTTGCGAATCGTAGTGTCAGCACTACCACTCTGTGTCCCGAAACCTACCTGGTATGAAACACCAAATCTGGTGCCAGCCCAAGCGTTTCTGGTTTCCTCAAGCAAAGACTCCAAATCGGAGTGATTCTTGGGGAATGCGCGTGCATAAACGGCCCGCATAAAAATCCAAAGTGGAACGCCAACGGTGGCGTCGAACTTCGAATAATCACCTTCAAGCATAGCGTCAGAACGCGAATCAGTGTCAAACGCTTGACCTGAGTGCATCAAATGGACGCGCTGCTGAATTTCTGAAGGTGGTTTGCCAGGCCCCCAAAAAGGTAGGCCGACTAAACTATCGGATAAAGCCAACGTGTAGGATGATAGCAAATAATTGCGAGAACCCTGGAAAGTGACAATAACGCGAGCAGGTTTGGCAAAACCGACGGGCTCACGCTTATTAAAAAGCGAAACACGGGCCTCATCAATGCCAAAATACGAGCTCAATGACTCCAATTCCACGCGTTGAGTAACGCGGGTCATGCGAGCGGCCATGTCTTCATAAGACAAGGGTGCGATCGGACGAATATATTCATCAACGAATTCATGCACCAAATGACCGTATTCCAAAGGAAAGGCGGTCAAAACGGCTGGCTCCCTCAAGCGAGTCAAAACAGCGTTAAGCATGACAGATTCCGATTTGCCCGGAACAGCCAAGCTGTCACCCATAACCGGGTGGTGTACCATAGTAATTGCCATACCAGTCGCATCTGGATACGCGTTGCTGTACTGGAAAGTCACGACGCATTTCGATTCTAAGGGGACATAAGCCCCTTTGAGAAACCCGTTGTGCACCAAGGTCATCACCATGCCCTGTGCTTCGATGTAATCATTCAAAATTGTAGAAATAATCGAAAACTTACCAACAGTCGAACTCAAGTAATAACGCGTTAAAGCGTCGTTAAACTTATGGCGAGGTAAGACGTAAACATCATTGGAAGTCGAGTAGCGTAAATAAACGCAGTCACGACTCAAAATGACGTCGACGCCGGCAACTGAATGGAACCCATCCTCATCAGAGAAAAAGGTCGAATTAAAGTGTGCGCAAGCTGAAGTACAGACATGCCACGACTGAGGGGACACGTAAGTGTCCAAAACGACTCTATTTTTCCCTGGTAAATTCAATGCACTAGAATGGCGAGACCAAATCCCAAAACTAACAGTGGGACACAAGCTCAACTGAGCTGGGCTGTCAATAAACAAGCTTTGGCCATCGAATGGCCCTTTCCCCACAACAGTATGGGCCTTCGAACCTATGTGCAAAGAAAACCTCTCGTAATCAGCGACAAATCCGTTAAAACGGAACTGTCTATAGATAAATGGTAGGCCAATGAACGTACGTAAATAAGCATAAAGCCCAACGTCCGTAAAAGCGCCAGTCCAACCATTTCCAAGCTCCGATGCGACAGCAGAAAACAAATCGTTTCCGCGTGCTAAAGGACGAGTAAAAAGTTCTAAATTAGGAGAGGAAGAAGACAAAAACCGAATAGCGGGAACATAACGGCTACCAAAGCGAGATATTAAAATACTCGCCAAAACCCCAGCCAGAACAGACCGGTAGGGGTGGTAAACAAAAGACTTTGACAAAGCACGTATGCTTGACAAAAGTGATTTCGCCGAAACGCGTAATCCAGTCAACAAATTTGTTGAAAGCCAATAAATTGGATCTGGGTTGCCGCAAAGGGTGTACATCTCCTTATTATGCCTAGCCGCTTCAGCAGCTTCGGCGCCCGTATCAGGAGGCGCCAAAATGACCGGAGCCCGGTAACGCATCTTGACAAACGGGGCGGTTCTAGCAATGCTGGCATACGACTGGCCACGCTTATACTTGACCGCACCAGGTTTAGCGCCAGGAGCGTCGGGCGAACAGTTGGACCAAGAACACGAACCGTCTGGTTTATCGATATACCGGTAGTAGGACCGGCCGTTACTACCGTTGTCGAAATCAGGCACGGCAGGGCGCGAGACTATCTCAAGTACATCGCGCCAGCGTGGATCCCGGTGAGCAAACTGGAAAAACTTGGCGCTAACGTCTTTACTTGGGTGAAAGAAAATACCAGAGGCATTGACAACCCAAAGTCCGCGTTCGTAACGTGGGCCAAGTGACACATCGGTCAAAGGCAAGGCCCGAGTATACTTGGGCCTGCGGCGATTGCTATCTGATAAAGGGGCGGGTTCCATATGGGAATAATCAGCTCGTTTACGGTAACCAGAAACCTGGGAAACCTTAGGGGCAATCGCGGAACGGGGTTTGATACCACGGTAGTCAACCTTGGTCCGCTTCTTCCCGTTTACGAGCGTAAAGCCCGCACGAAGCGGGTCATCGACATCCTTCATAATTGGAAGGGGAGCCTTGACTTTAAATTTTGTAGTTGGTGGGGAATGAGCAACGGGCTTTTGGGCACCGCGGCTCTTCGTAATTTCACTCGACACGTTCGCCGGGGCAGAGCCCTGTGATTTTGGCGGACGTATAGTCGGGGGTTTCGTGGGAAACACTGTGATTGATGAAATCTGACGGCCCAAAAGGGGTTCAACCTAATGGGCCCGAATAAGAGCCCCTCCTCGCTCACCAACTATGCGCGTCTACCTATATCAAAAGAAATGTAATTAAGCGCTCTACCGTAAACGGAGGCATCG